CCAGCCGCAGCAGGTTTTCTTCTGTGATGATCCAGTTCCCGCCGTGGCAGGCCCCGATATACCCCAGCACCTGCGACATGGTTTTTCCGCTGGGGTACGGTACAACGTAATCAGCGCCGGTCTTGATCCGCGTTCGCAGGTCAATTCCGACGCCGATTCGGTATGCGATCTCCTCCACGACAGACTTCATGCTTTTCGGCCAGTTGGCGGCGGTGTCGCTGCCGTCCAGATAGTTCTGGTTGGTCTTGAGCATGGCGTCGTAGCAGTCGATGGTCACAAGTCCCGCAAAGCTGGTGTCACGCTGGTCAATGTAGAATGTGCCGAACTCCTTCCACTCGGTGGCAGTTTTGTCATTCGTCAGACGGCCCATGATGACGACGGGGCTTTTTGCGGTGATGGTGTCGTCCGTTAGGATCGACAGATTCAGTGTAGCCGATATGCAGTTGCCCACGGACAGCGGGGACGGCATAAGAGAACGGTCGATGCGCGGCGCGGAAATAACAGTGTAATCCTTGTTATTGATCCGTGCCTTTGCATCAAACCGAAACCGCCCGCGCGCCGCGAGCTTCGTCCAGCGCTCAGTACAAATACGCATAGGCTCACCTCTCCGTCATGTTGAAGGTACAGCCTTCGTAGTAGGTACGGTTGTCGCCCTTGTCGTAGCGCTGCGTACCGTAGGTGAGCGTGGACGTGTAATAGGTCTTTGTCATAATACGGTTGGTTTTGGGGTCGAGGAAGGTAATGTCGGTGTATTCGCCGTCAACGTCTGCCGCGAGCGACCGCATAATCAACTCAGGCATAC